TTTTCAACCCATTTATCTAACAAATATTTTCTCATAAAAACGGGCATTACCATAAAATCTTGATACGTTATTTTCATTAACGTATTTAAGTAATAAAACTCATCAAGTTGTCCTTGTCTATAATCCGAAGAAAGGACGAAAAAAGTCAACCCCAAAACCAACGTTAACTGTCAGTTGTTCTCCTGATGGGGCTATTACTACTCTCGACATATCGAGCTTGGGTTCATTATCATCCATAAACTTACGATAAGTTTTAGAATCAAAAATTGGCATTGACTCAACAAACTTCGCAATTTCGGTTTTATCTGTTGTTCCATTTACCTCAACAATTTCCTTATTCATTCTCCAAGTCACTCTTGGTACAACACGTCCTTGAGGATATGTTTCAGCCATTCTGGATAACTCCGTAATTTCACCATAAGTTAATGGTTTAGCTTTAATTGTTGCTTGAGATTTAGGTAAATTAATTGAAAAAGTACCATCTTCTGATGGTTGTTGTCCATTAACAATTGAAAGTTGGTCTAATAAAACATTTGTTTGAAATGGTTTTTTAGTTGCCGGGTCAGTTAGGTTTAATGTCATTTCAGGTCCAAATGCTGTGTTTCTTAAAAAGATAAGAATTGCCTCAACATCACCTTCAATTAATTCTTCTACTCTAATATCGGGTTCGTATATTTTTGACCTTAATAAATTAAGTGTTAAATCTTTTGCGCCACCCATTAAAATATTTTCATCGGCAGCGGTAAGATAACCAACCTTAATTGATTTCTTTTTATTTTTATAAAAAATACCTTGTGAGGGTAATGGTACCACATCGTGTGGTAATGTAAAATTTTGTTGACCGTAGTCGTTTGATTGTTGATTGTCCATATAAAAAAATAACCGTAAAGTTTAGCTTTACGGTTAAATATAGTGAGTATTGATTTTTAATAAATAGTAATTAGTAAACTAACACACATCTATCCATTCTCAAAGTTGCCGCAATTGTTGCCAAAGCATCTTGAGAATATGATAATGAGTTAAAGTTAACGTCAGTTAAGAATGTTCCATAAAGAATCCACTTCTCAACAACAACACCCGTTGGGTCTAACATCTCCAAGTCAATATCTTTTTTATAACCCGCAGCATAACCCATACGACCTGTAACTGATTCAGCGTGTAAACGTACCCACTCCATCAATGCTTGTGCCGCTGAAGGACCAATTGGGTCTCTAAACGTAACATTTAATGCTTGCCAAGTGAATCTTCCCGCAACATATGTTGATGTATTTAGGAAAGGAATTTCAGTCGCAGCGATTTGAATATGTGGTCTTTGAGCAGTTTCTACGAACCATTCATTTATACCCAAACTTGATGGAAACCTTAAGATGAAACGATTCTGACGTTTTGGTTCATAAGGAACCGGCATTTTCATTAATAAATCAGCCATATTATTTTAATTTTTATTATTTTATTTATTCTTATAAATATTAGTTAGTTAAAAATATTTCTATTTACTTTTTTTTATATAGAATTATTCATTATATATAATTTCTAGCTCTAATATTAATTCTAGTTTATTTATATTCTTTCTTAATTCCTCCTGATGTAGAATAAGTCTTTACTATATTATCTGGTTTTTTATTAAAATGTTTACTCATTAATTCAACATTTCTTAAATCGTCATCTGAAAAACCAATAGATAACTTATTAGGGACAAATTTGTTGGACACATCATTTTTGAGGAAAGCTCTCTTATTTAAGACACCCGCCATCGCTTTAATATAATCCACAAAACTTTCCATAGCTTTGACTTTCGCAACCTCAGGGTTGGCAGCACCTTCTTCGTCTCCAAAAGAAACGGGGTGGTATTTGTTAAGTTCCAAATACGATTTAATTAACTCAGTATCAGTCATATCCTCTTCATCAGCAAAACTTCTATATTTCTTTAAGTTTTTTATAAGTGATTTTTTATCAATACCATTAAAATCATTAATAATATAATTATAAATTGCTTCTTTAATTGTATTAGGATTATGTCCTCTTGCAGTAATAATTGAGAATATTGAACCATTATTGATTGCTTCTCTAAAGTCACTAAATGCCGGTCCTAATTTTGCTCTCATTGCGTCAACCAAAAACTCTTTATCTCCTTCAGTTGTGAAATTACGAAATGGATTTTCAGCAAAATTAACAATTACTTTACCGTGATAAGTGAATGGTTCTTTACCAATTTGACCTCTAAACTCAGCAAAATCATCCGTACTCATACCAACCTCATCACCGTCTTCCGACTTTAAAATAATCTTTGTCGGCATATGAACAATATTATCGTCCCAATCGAATGCATAATATTTCATATCTGGTGAACCTTCGGGTTTAAACCCTTCTTTAATTACTTTTTTCATATTTGGCTAAAAAGTGGGGACGAATCCCCACTTATGTTTTTTATTAAATATTCTCAAACGAAGCTCCTGTTGGAGTAATAAAGAACTCAATATCGATGAATTCTAATGCCTTCGTAGGTTTAAGATATATTTTACCTGTTAATGTATTTCTATCTAAATCTTCAGGAGAAGATGAAACTGTTACACGGAAATCGTATAAACCTCTGTCTCTTCTAATCGCATCTAAAATAGGGTTAACACTATCCAAGAATTGTTGTCTAACGATTTGGTCGTTTTGTTCGAACAATAATCTTACCGCTACTGCTGAGATTAACTTACGAGCTTGTAATAACAATCTTCTTACGTTTAATCTGTTTAATGCTGTGTCAGAAACTTGAAGAGTTTTGTTACCCCAAATAACTGTTCCAACATCTGCAAAAGTTGCGATTGGATTGATTCTACCTTGATATAAAGTATCTCTATCTTCTTGAGTTAGTTTCTGTCTTGCTTTAACTGAGTTTACTAAACCTCTTGTGTAACCCGCAGATGCGAACCAAGGGAAAGCAATATTATCTGTCAATGCTAAGTTTCTACAAACTTCACCTGTTGGTGGTAAATAGATTTGAGTATTACTTACAGTATCTCTAACTAAAATCCAAGGATAGTAGGTAGCTGTGTAGTTTGAATCAATTCCTGTATTATCCAAGTTATCAACCGCTTCTTGTGAATAAATAATATCTAAAGAGTTAGTTGAATCCGGAGTATACATTTGATAGTCAGGAGTTGTTGCGATGTAAACCGAGTCAGCTCTTGAATATTGAATCATATCAATTGCTTCTTCAACAAGATTAGAGTTGTTAACATAATCAATACCTGTTGTTGCAAAAACGTTAATGTTTGTTGCTTCAGGGTTTGCAAATGTTAATACACCTAATAAGTAAGCATAGTAGTCAGTGTTTGCAAAGTCTTGAGTATTGTTTTGAACAATAATTCTTTTGAATACACCATCACCAGTTGCCGTTGGGTATCTTGGAGATGCCGCAGCACCTGCCAAATATCCTGAATCACCTAATTGGAATCTATCTTGATTTGTTCTAAATTCTCTGTAGATATCCCATCCGTCAAATCCACCCGTGTAACATACTGTGTACTTTCTTGAGTAAATGAAGTAATATGGATTTTCTTGAGTTTGTGGGTCTTCTCTAAAATCAGCAACACCACATTCGAATGCAGTAGTTCCACTATCAACAGAGGTATTACCAATATTAACAACCGTAGCACCTGAGTCCATATGGAAACCTTTACTTAATACATTCCATTTAACAGAATCTGTTCTATTTATCCAATCTACTGTTGGATTTTGTTTACCTTTATAAGAGAAGAATGATTCGTCAACACCATATTGAGTAGTTGAAAATCCTAAGTAAGTTCTTCTTACAATATCTCCACCCGATTCAACTGCATTTGAAACTCCACCTGTAGTTGTACCAAATGGTGGGTTATAAATAACTTCACCAGGGTAATTATATTTCACTTTATATTGAATATAAGGTGATGGATATGTTGAATAATTTTCGTATTCTCTTTGAGTATAACCGTAGAATCCACAAGGAATTGCATCTATTGGTGCTTCGTCCGCCATTTCAATCATAATAAATTTTGAAATTAAAGCGTATTCACCATTTGATGAACCAATTTTCTTAGCAACAAAGTTATTAGATGCTGGGTCCAAATTACAATTTGT